ATCGTAGCTTGCTGCTTCTGCGTACGCGCCCACGGATTGACTCCGTGGAACGCTCAAACAGTTCTGCTCCCTTGTGGAGAGCTGCAACATAGGCGCCGTTCGGATCCGTATTTTTGGACCTTACGGCACGTAGCGGGAGGCACATCGCTTGCCAAGTCTGGTAATCATTACTCCAGACTAGCGATGGCCTAGCCTCGTCCCAGTTGCGGACGAAGCCTTCATCCCCGGAGCCATCCGGGATTGCGGTGCGTTTTTGAAGATCTGAAGCTCGGCGGTAAGCCGAGACCCAGGCCTTTTTGAACGTTCTATCGCAAGAGGAGCCTAAACCCCTCCGATGAGCATACCGACGAAGTACATTCGGTATGTATAGATTGCACTCGGTTTCATCGTTGTAATCGCCCTTCAGGTAGAAGGGACGTACATTGATGCCATTGTGCCAATCTGACCCGCAGCTTTCGAAGAAAGAGCCCTCTAGGAAGGTTTTCTCCGTGTTCGTCTTGAAACCGATGAATTCCAAGAGATCGATCAGAGGTTCGGCCACTCGCTTCTCAACTATGATGTCGTCGCCGTAAACGGCAAGCTGATGCTTGTTGGCACCAACCGCGACACACGCAGCGTAGAAGATAAGTGACTCCAGCTCAAACGTGTAGCCATTCCCCATTGAGGAGAATTTAGAAAGAGGCACACGGGCCCCATCGCAGACTGTGAAGTCTGTGCGACAGAGCTCCAACAACTCAAACCACTCCCGTGGGAGCAGTAACTTCACGAGTCGGTAGCTAACCGAGTCTGAAGCGCCTTTGAGATCAATGGTCGATAAAGACCAATCCTGAGCCATCCCGGCCAGGTATTGATTCCATTGCTGAGTGTTGAGATCGACACCAAAATAACCTAACTGTTCCCTGATCAGGTCACCGATCCCCTTCTGAACTAGGATGTTCATGTGGGGCTCGATAGCGATGATCCGGTCTGTTTTGGCATTTTTGGCGACAGTGGTAGTTCGACTCTCGTCTGAGACGATGATGTCTGTTCCTGGGAAGGAACACCATTGGTACCCGGCTATAGCGCGGGCATATGGGAACAATCTAGGCGTAACATGCATTTCACATGCATATTTCTTAGAGAGCAGTACGTCGGCTCCCGAGACCGCAGAAGTCGCTCCTGGACCAAACGAGAAGCCTTGTTCAGCAGTTCTAAGCTTTCGGGATGAAAGCTTACCTAGAACTTTTGATACCGTCCGCTGCATGCTTTTGATAAGCCTGCGGTAAGGATGGTAGGCTACACATTGAAAGGCGATAAGCCTCTCATTCGTGATAGCACACTCGGCTTCCTGTTTGTGGAACTTCTCGTATGCGGCTGCCTTCCTGTCAATACCTGAGTTAAGTGATGGGTTCTTTACCATCATCTCGCTCACCAAGTAGTCGTTCGCGAAACCGTGGACACTTACGTGCTTGAAGGTCGTACGAATAAGCTCTTGAGTTTCTCCCCTAAACCCTTCCACAGGGAACGGGACGGCGCCATCGCTGGCGCTTACCGGAGGGAGATTGAGCAGCTGTATGATAGACTCGGGAGAGTCCTCAGACAGTAGGTACCAGACGGCCATACTCCGAGGAGTATTTA